CGGTAATATATGATGTTGTTCTTTATATATTTCGAGATTTCTATATTTTGCTCGATCTATTAGATTATTATAATGTTGTATATAGTTCATACTATATTTATCATGTCGGCCACTTTTTATCGCAACCGTTGCTGTCGACGTTTTGTACAATCATTGTTATAATTCGTGGACCACGTTGTCCTACCTGGTTAAACCAAGCAGAACTCTTTAATTGTGCTCCAGCTTCATTGAAATTACCTGCCTTCATTGCTGCTAAGAAGCTCTTGAATTTGGATAATTCACCTTCACCCATATTGTAACATAAGTCTGCACATGCACGTTTTCTAATATCAGATAAACCACTCCAACAATCCATACCTAATAATCGTTGTGCGCCACCTATTGAACTTGGCGCATCAGACTGGAACCAAGTGTTGACTTGTGCTTCGGAAATAGTAGTCGGTACAGGATATTGTGATATTTCATTTTGACGCAATAAGTGACCAATGCCGCCTGTTGGCAAACCCTTTGTATCCTTATAAGAGACGTATTTTACACCTTCGTTTATCTTTAGTTCGCATTGATAAGCGGCCATGTTAAAGTCTTTGGATATTGCACTATCTTCGGCTGGTACAGGTGCAATATCTTTATTATTTGCACCCGGTGTTGTGTTAGTCGCCGGCGACGATGTTGCTCCGCCACCTGCACCACCCGAACCTTCATATGTCTTAGATGCTTCTGTCTGTTTTGGTGTATAACCGCTAATAGATCCAAAACCAAAGTTTTCATGTTCTGGGCACGGTTCATATGTAGGAAGTCTAGAAAGTGTTGTTTCTAAAGACTCGGCCTTTCTCTTAAACTTATCTTCTGGAATAAGTATTGTCCATTGTTGTGCAGGAAATGTTGCCGATGGTGGTTGGCCACCTGCATTGCATATGTATATAATATCATTATTGGTAATAAGATCGCCAGAATTGTATGCCGTATCTTTTTTCCACTTAGGGTATGTTACAGTAGGAATCCAGGTTGCAAGAATATTAATTTTCTCAACAAGTGGTTTTATTTCGGCTTGTTTAGCAACACCTGATGTCATTGCAGGTTGTGCAGCAATAGGTGAACTTAGTGATGGTGCTGCACCAGGGCCGCCAGTTGTGGCGCCATCGCCGCCGCGAAGTCCCGGGAAATTTCCTACTATGGTGCCGCCTGTTATATTGCCAGTGACATCTAAGTTTCCATTAATACCAACGCTAGTGCCAATTCCCACAAATGATGCATCTAACGAGAATGATCCTGCAGCAGTTTCTATAATATTACCTGATGCATTAAGACTCATATTAGCACTAGTACATAATACGACATCGCCCATACCTACAACAGATACGCTACCATTTGCTCCTACTCTGATATTACTTGTTGCCACTAAATCTATAGAAGCTTGAGTAGACATCTTAATACCTAATTTAGCATTATAATCTTGACCTGCTGCAATTGTTGTAAGACTAAATGCATTACCGATATCAATGTCCATATCATTATTAACAACAGTTAAGAATGCATTATTTTGTGTAGTGCTGTGCCAGTTATTAAGAGCCTGCATAACAATATTGCCACCGTCACCGAGTCCCTCGCCTTTATAGTTCCAGACAGGGATAGTCTTTGTTTTCGGTACATTATTTACATCATATGTGAATACAGTAGTTTCTTGTATTGTATCTTTCGCTGCCTTTATAAAGACGTTTTGTCCCGCCTCAATATTTACATTTCTGTCTGCACGAATATTGATATCTTTCTGGCCGCGTAAGGAGATAGTAGCAGCACTAAAGATATCTATGTTTCCAGTTTGATCCATCTGAACCCATGCTGTACCATCTCGATTAATCATGTAAACAAAACCATTGGTTTCATCTAGTCTAATCTGGGCACCTGTCTTTGTAACAAGCTGAACATACTCTGTACCATCGCCGTCATCCATAATAAAGGATGAGCCACCTTTTCTTCTAAACTTATCAGAGGTCACATTGCTATCAATTAATGGTCCCGGAGTAATAATACCGAATACAGTACTTGGCGCTTCGCGTCTTGCGCCGGATGTTGTTGTGCCGCGACCTTTATCGTTAATAAGTCCCTGATTACCGACACCTTTAAATTTCGTCTTCTGATACGGTTTAATTGCTCGATCAGGAGTATCAATGTTATCCCATTTATTATATTCGGCAACAGGTATAACCTTGCCCGGATATTCCCAGTTCTTAGCATCTGCAGCCATACCGGGAATCATATTATTCATAAACTGATTATACAGGCATCCAATCCATATCCCTCTAGATGCATCACCATTAATAAACATTACCAATACTTCATTATTAATGTCAGGCGGCACCATCCACATACCGTATGATGTCTGCGTCTGATCAAATGAATGAGTGTCTGTCTTGCTTATAGTATCGACGTTTGTCGCACCAGCAAACGGTGAACAATAGCTGCAAATCGTCCATCCATCGGGGTTATCTGGTGCAGAGCCAAATTCTGGAATCCACACACGTAATCTACCGTTTCTTTGGACGTCTGTCGCTTCTTTTATAAATCCTATAAACAACCCAGTCAGCGGCGATGACCGACCCATTGCCTCGCCGGCATCAGATTTCGTTGTTTTTGTTGTTCTGGTTAGTGTATCTGTATACGACATATGTACCTGTTAAAATTATGGTGAAGACTTTTGGGGCAATTGCTGACCTATTCTCTGTGTTGCTGTTAATCCACTATTAGATGGAATATTTGATGTAGATGTTTTTGTTGTAGGACTCACGTGTTTAGTTGTATCTACACCCGGTGGATTACTTGCAGTACCTGCTAATTTTTCTGTTTTTGTAGCAGTTACTGGGATTGCCGGTGGCGCAGGAATACTGGTAGATTGTAAATCTTTATTTGTTGCTTCTAACGTTGATAACAGACGTAAAAACTCAGGTAAAGAACCGAAATCGATCAATGGATCTAAGATAGCTTCTAATTCCTGACTAAATTTGCCATTCTCAAATTTGCTTATTACTCGCGTCATTTTATATATGCCACTAAATGCTTCTGACTCAGTAAATGGGTCTATTGACCCGGTGGTGTCATTAAATATTCTCGGTGTTCTAAAACGAATAACAATAAAATTATCTGTCCCAAGTATATTTACTGTAGCATCATCTCCTGGCGGCACATTCTTTATTTCTGCAATTGCATCAGCGTCAGCCATATTGGATTTATAAACTAAAGAGGTAGCATCCCTGCTAAGACTTCTAGGGAATAGCCAAAAAGGATCTCCCTTAATTGTCATTTTAATACTTTGTAAATCGGCACCTTGTCCGGAATATAGTGCCGCAGCAAACATACTAGAAGTTTTGGCACGACCCGAATCAGCAGCAGGATCAATACCTTTAAAGTTGCCTTCTTGTGGTGCTACCTGAGTGGGAATAGGTCTTAATTTTCCTCTTCCGGAAGCTTCAGCTGTTGATCGAGCACTCTGAGCGGCTGGCGAACTTATATCTACATCAGAAACAAAATTTAGCTTTCCTTGATTACTTTGGGTAGAAGATGCCAGCGAGCTCATTGTTAAAGGCTTATACGGTTTACCTGTCAATGGATCTGTCTGACCTGCAGTTCCTACTGTACCTTTCTGATTTAGGCCACCACCTGCTGCAAGTTCTTTTCCGTATGCTTGTTTCTGGCCAGGTCGACTGTGGTCTAATATGGCAGCATATTTCGCCGCAACCTCAGGACTTACTTTCGTAGCAGCTATCGACTTTTTTGCTTGTGCAATCTTGGCATCGACATTAGTTCCGGGAGGTGAATCATTAATGAATTTTAAAGTATTTCTGATAATTTCACCAGCTTTCTTTTCATTATCTTGATTCTCTTCTTGAGTAATACCCTTTGTGCTGCCAGCGGCACTATCAACATATATGCCGCCGAAACGCGCTGTTGCAGTTGCGAATGCATAATTCATATCTAGATCTAATTTTATAATTTGATCGTTTAATCCCGTAAATATGTAATTATACTTCTTTCTTAAGATTTTTTTCTTAAGATATTCATCTAATCTTTTTTTCATAGCAGGTATTGTATCGGGTGTCTGCCCTGTCTGTGCTGCATCTGCTTGTAGATTACCTAGATCATATTGAACTACATAAATGGTTATTGCATTAGCATTATTCTGTCGCTGGGCATCATACGCAATAGGCTTAGTCTCTGTTACAACTCTCCAGAGCTTTTTCATCTGATCTTTGCTTTCTTGAGGTGTATTAGGTTTTGCGGAAGGCGTCTTAGAATCTTGTACCAATTCCTGGCCCAACGATGTACTGCCCAATAATGAATCAACAATCTTATCAACACTCGTACCTTGTGTAAATGTTGCGGACTTCTTTGAAAGATCGACCCAATCGGATGCTCGTTGAGTATTCTTCTTATAATCTGGATTAACTAGATCTATCTTAGCTAATATCGGATCTACAATAATTTTAAATGTATCAGGTATGCTATAATTGTCAATTAATTGTTCATACGCATCTTCGTTTAATTTCTTTTCTAGGTCCGCCATCGCATCTTTAAATTTTGCTAGATTCTTTAGTGTAACGCTATGTAATAACGAAGAGTATGCATTTGCTTGAGCTTTTTCATCATACAAAACTGCTTCAAATTCGTATCTCGTGCCAACGTGTGTCACATTAATTTTTGACTTAGATATAGTAACAGGCCACACCCACCTCATCTGCCCGATTCCGCCATCTACTCCATTGATAACAGATGCTTCTGTTTCTGGATCGCGACCTCTAAATTCTAATTGTAGATAAAATGGACTAGTCATCCAATTACCTAAACCTAGCGAAATTGTTTCGTAGAATATTTTGTCTAATAAACCTGCACCCGATGGTTCTACAATTTCAAATTTAACATTTGTCATTGTGCCGCAACCACTTTCTACCGATGGGGTGGCGATACACGAGACTTCTACCTTATCTATTGTTAAATCAGACACACCGCTTTCAGCAATAATCGACTGAATAGCAGTATTAAGAACTGTCCCGGATGCAGAAGCAGACATAGGCACCATAAATAATTTCCAATGATATGTATAAACATCATAGTAATCTAATATGTTGGGCGTAAATGCCATACTAATATTATTAATCGGCGATGCCATATTTGCATATGCCGATTGAGAATCTTTTGCCGGATTAAATGTGCTTGCCGGAGCGTTTACAATTTGAGGTGCCTGTGCAGGAGCATATGATGCATTTGTTACTGGCGCTGGGCCGACTTGAGGTGTGCTAGTTGTAAATCCGTGTGCAGTATCAAATGCTGCAGATTCTTTATCATATGTTGCCTTGTCAACAGTTCTGCCATTAAGTGTATAGGTATGTGTGGTGACAGGCGGCGCCATGAAACTTTTCGGTGAATCTACTGGCATATTAATTCTTCAAAATGTTTTTAGGAATATAAATTTCTAATCCGGAAACAAAGTCATTTATAGGATCAATTATAAGATCTGGATTTCTAAGAGAGAATACCCACCATAACTTTGGAGTGCCATATTCTTGTTGGCTTAATAAGTCAGGGCGTTGATCAAATGCCGGCGGTATGACTAAAATCTTATCATAGTCGTTTGCGGCAATAGTTCTTGGCACCCATAGATCTAGATACCAATTTTTAACTGGGGTCAATAGATACTGACTCGTGTCTTTAGAATTGGTTGCCATTAAATGTATCCCTTATTAAGTAATTTACCTTGGCGGAATTTATCTAGATTAAATTCATTTCTCATCTTAATAGGAATATACTGAGTATCCAAATCTAATTGCACCTTTAAGTGTGTTGGTACCCAAGTGAAACCACCGTTATTACCAATCGGAAGATTTACGCCAATATTGCTAGAGAATATTTGATTATTTGCTGTACTAATTGGAATATAATCAATATCTGCCTCGTATGTGTATTCGAAATTCTTAACAATAACAGGGACATTATTAAATTGATAATCACCTAAATAGTTAAATATAAGGGTCGGGGGAGGTGTTCCTGCCTTCTCATACGGGTTAACACCGAAATAAGATTTCGTAACGGACCGGAAGAAACTTATCACCGCCAATAAATATATAGCTTCATCATTTGACTGCGCTGTAAATTCCGCAGAAATACTAATAGGTTTCGGATATGACCTAACATAAGCATTATATCCATAGTTTGAATGAATAAAGCTTGAAGGATCGTACTCTACAACGTTGCCTGTAGCAACAGACGGCGTATAAGGAAAAAGGACACCACGTGTTGACCATAGAGGGAATAAAATATTTGTAGGATCTCGTGGGCCGAGAACCTCTTCATTATCTAATGATTTCGGTTGTAATCGTGCTCGTTGATCTTGATTTGACATTTATATATTCCCTTATCTGCTTATTTATCTTGGTTATAAACAGGTGTGTTAATCACGGAACCCTTGACTCTACGAACTTCTTTTGTTATACTGTACAGAACGCTCTAAAGGAGAAAATATGATCGGTTCTATAGATTTTGAAGAAGAGGAAACACCGGAGGTTATTTCAATATTCCCGGTTAAGAAAGTTAACTACTTAAATAACAAAGATATGTTGAAGGAAATTCACCAGAGTAAGAATTCTTTCTGTGAATATACTGATCAGAAGTATGCTGACTATGATGTTATCATAGATAATGCTCAAGAAGCATTTCTTCCCGAAGTTCAGGAAAAAGCAAAAGCTGCCAGAGCAGCTAGAATTGGATCGGCTGCATTTGCTGTAGCGGTAGCTAACAACACATCTAGGACAGAGAGACCAAAGATGTCCGAATATAAGATTAAACCTGATACAATTAATGTTGATGATTTAGTATATCGTGTTTTAACATTTGAACATATTCCACTTGCACCCGGTAGAAAGAAGAATCCAAAGAGCACAGCAGATAGCCATGTTAAATTAAATTTCTTCCCATTCAAACATTATATTATTGAAAATGGTACTACAAAAGAAGTTGGCCGATCACATTCCAAAGGTGGAAAGTTTAATCTAGAGCGCGGTTCTATTACTAATAAGCTTGCTAAGATGTTTATCCTTATGGTAAACAAATACGGTCAACGTGGCAACTGGCGCGGTTATACATACATTGATGAAATGAAGGGGCAGGCTCTACTTCAATTAGCGCAAATGGGTTTACAGTTTGACGAATCCAAGAGTGATAATCCATTCTCATATTATACACAATCTTTACAGAATAGCTTTACGAGAGTTCTTAACTTAGAAAAGAAAAATCAAGATCTGCGCGATGATTTATTAATCGATAGTGGAGCAAGTCCTAGCTTTACACGTCAGTTAAATATCGAAGCAGATATTAGGCAACTAAGAGAAGAAGCACAGGAAGCGGCCAGAGATGACAACGAATAATGTGATCCAAAGTGATAAATAACATTATACACTTTGGATCGTAATATGTTTATCTATAAAATAACAAATGTCGAAAATAATCTCTGCTATATCGGATTCGATACACATCTCGAACATCTCGAACATAGATGGAAAACACATAAACGGGATTGTCTCACTAAAGATACAAAATTCTATATGGCTCTAAGAAAAGGTCCAGATAAATTCCGATACGAGATCATTGATCATTCTGACAGAATTATCGATTTAGCATTTAAAGAGATTTACTGGATAGATGAGTATAATTCATACAAGAAGGGCTATAATTCTACCCGTGGCGGTGACGGTATAGGACAAGATTTATCGCAATTTACAGAAGATGAGATTAACCAGTTAAAGCAATTATATAGTTTTACAATGACCGACTATAATTATAATATAAAATGGAAGAATAAAACTAATGACGAACGACGCGAATTAACGAAGCATTTACATACTGAAGAAGTATATAAAAAAAGATCAGAGACACTTATCGAATTTTATAAATCTCATCCCGAGTTAGTGGAAAAGAAAAGAGAACAAATGATTATATCACGAAATAAAAATAAAGAAATTCGAGATGAACAGGCAAAACTAGGCGGATTATTAGGTGCAGCAAAAGTATCTAAAAAAGTAAAGATAGAATTTGTCGATGGGACAATTAAAATATACGATAGTAAATCAGCATTCAGTAGAGAATATGGGTGCATAATAGATCGTATATTATTAAAAACAAAAGAAAATAAAACTCATCGCGGATTTAGGGGGTGGGAGATATGACAAATCAACTTTTTAAAAGAGCGATAGTTTTCAGTGACATCCATCTCGGTCTAAAGCATAATTCAGTAACACATCTCGACGATTGCATAGACTATACCCATTGGTTGATAGCTGAAGCGAAAAGTCGAGATGTCGATACCTGTATTTTTATGGGCGACTTTATGCACCATAGGAATACAATCAATGCTCAGACACTCGAATATAGCATTAAATTGCTAGGTATGTTGAATAGTTCGTTTAAGAAGACATATTTTATGGTCGGAAATCACGATTTATACTTTCGTGATAACCGTTCTGTAACATCAATGAAGTTTGCTGCACTATATCCTAATATTGTGCTCGTAGATGAACCTCTTGTTGTCGATGATGTTGCTTTTGTGCCTTGGTTAGTTAATGATGAGTGGGAAGATATTGTTAACATCAAATCAAAATATCTTTTCGGCCATTTAGAACTTCCGGGATTTAAAATGAATGCTCAAGTCGAGATGCCCGATCACGGTGGCATCAATGCAGAACATTTCAAACACCAGGATTACGTGTTCTCTGGACACTTTCACCTACGACAAACAAAAGGCAAGGTTACTTATATTGGTAATCCTTTCGGACATAATTACAGCGACGTTTGGGACTTTGAACGTGGTGCCATGTATTTAGAATGGGATAAGGAACCAGAGTTCTTAGATTATACAGGTGGACCGCGCTTTATAAGTATCAACTTAGCGGCATTACTAGCTAATCCAGATATCTATCTTAAACCTAAAACATATCTTCAAGTTACTTTAGACATCGACATAACGTACGAAGAAGCAGCTTTTTTACGTGAAACATTTATGTCTCAGTATAGCGTAAGAGAGTTTAAGCTTATTCGAAACCCCAATGATGATTTAACTAAGGAATTTACGGGTGATATTACACTAAAAACAGTGGATCAAATTGTTATCGAATGTCTAAACACGTTAGATAATGATTCAAAGTTTGAAATTAATAAATTCATCGAAATATATAATAATCTATGATAGTAATCAATTCAATAACAATTAAGAATTTCTTAAGTATCGGTAATGTTGTTCAGAGTATTAATTTTCACGGCACTGATTTAGTTTTGGTTCTGGGTGAAAATTTAGATCTAGGCGGCAACGATAATCGTAACGGAGTTGGTAAATCGGCAATTGTAAATGCATTATCTTATGGATTGTTTGGTGCGGCATTAACAAAGATCAGAAAAGATAATCTAATTAATGCCACAAACCAAAAGAATATGGTTGTTACAGTCGATTTTGAAGTGCATGGGCAAAAATATAAAATTATACGTGGTAGAAAGCCTAATATATTTAAGTTTATTAAAGATGGCACAGAACAAGATGATGGTGAAAAGACAGATGAGGCACAAGGTGAAAATTCTAATACACAAAAAGAAATAGAATTAATACTTGGCATTTCGCATGACCTTTTTAGTCACTTGGTAGCCCTTAACACATACGTAGAACCTTTCCTTGCGTTAAAAACAAATGATCAAAGAATTATAATTGAGCAGCTCTTAGGCATTACCAAACTCTCTGAAAAAGCAGACAAGCTTAAAGAAGAAGCAAGGATAACAAAAGATGAAATCAAAGAAGAGGAATTTAGAATTACGGCGGCAACGGAGGCTAATAAAAGGATTGAACAGAATATTACAGGGCTTGAGGCAAAGTCCAAGGCGTGGGATAGCGCGAAGTCGCTAAGGATAGATAAACTTCAAGCATCTATCTTAGAACTACTTAATGTTAATATCGATGATGAAATTGCTTTACACAAGTCTAAGAAAGAAGTTGAAGATTTAACTGCTGAGTATAGATCTCTTGCTAAAGAATTAAGCGGGCTCGAAAAGGATGTTACTGATTCATCTAGGACGATTGTTCGTTTAGATAAAGTTTTAGCAAGTTCTGTCGAGAAGATCTGCCCTACATGTAGCCAGGAAATGGACAAAGATACACATGCTGCGGTGCATAGCGAATATGTAGCCCAACATAGCGACGCCAAGACAAGATTAGCCGAAAAAGCAGTAAAACGGGACGAAGTAAAAACACTTGCAACAACAGTTGCATCTATGATCCCTAAGTTGCCCGAGCCCTTCTACGATACAATTGATGAAGCATGGAATCATAAGACAACACTAGATACCTTAGGTAATAGTTTAGCATCGGATTTAGATACAATTAATCCATATGTAGATCAGATCGTAGTTCTAAAACGGGACGGATTACAAGCAATTGATTTTACGGTATTGAATAATCTTGTCAATTTACGAGATCATCAAGATTTTCTATTAAAGCTATTAACAAACAAAGACTCATTTATTCGTAAGAAGATTATTGATCAAAATTTAGCATTCTTAAATCATCGTTTAGCGCATTATTTAACAGACATAGGTTTGCCACACTTAGTAAAATTCAAATCCGATCTAGAGGTAGAGATTTCTATGTATGGTAAGGAATTTGACTTTGATAACCTTTCTCGTGGCGAGCGCACACGATTAATATTATCTCTAAGTTGGAGTTTTAGAGACGTATTTGAGAATATGAATAATAAGATTAATATACTATTTGTGGACGAGCTCATCGATCAAGGGCTAGATTCAAGTGGTGTCGAAGCATCTGTTGCTATATTGAAAAAGATGTGTAGAGAAAATAATAGGAATATTTACTTAATTTCACATAGAGATGAGTTAGTTGGTCGTGTTTCGAATGTTCTAAAGGTAATTAAGGACGGTGGTTTCACAACAATAGAATCAAATGATAATATGGGAGATATATAATGACAGAAGATGAGACGTTTAATAAATTAAGAAAAGTTGAATTGAATAATATTGATGGGCGTATAAGAAAATGGTGCGAACGCACTGGTTTCAATATAAGTGATTGTCCAGATGTAGAAAATAGTCAAGAAGTTAAAGAATTCTTTGAATCAATCGGGTGGACATTAGAAGAATATAGAGAAGAATATACTCGAATCAAAAAAGCAGAATATAATGCTTTAACGCCAGATGAAAAAGCTATCGAAGATGCCATGGCAGAGTTTGATGAGCAGCAAGCTATTAAGGCATCATTAGATAGTGGAATAACGCAGGAAGATCTTGACAAATTTATAAAAGAAAATGGACCACTTACTGGAATACGCTGAAGCAAATAAGGTCTTAGAAAAGTATAGGTTGAATTCCATTAAACCCATACTGGCTGAAGATTATATAGAAATTAAAAGAATGATGCGTATTGCTCAATTTTTACCAGAAAGTGGTTGTAGGTTTATACCGGAGTTTAAGATCTTTCATAAAAGATACAGATATTGGCTACGTGTTTCAACTAAAGAAGTTCGTAAATTACAAATGGAAGTATTTAAGGAATTAAAGGTAGATCCAATGTCAGAAGATGAAAGTAAAATAGTGGCAGATGTAGTTATAAAACAAGCAATGAGGTATGGATTATGAATGAGTCTGAAGAGGAACGATGTTTCAGAATACTGAAACGACCTTCATATAATGATTTAAAACATATCTTTGAAGATTATGTCTCGATACAAACAAGAAAAACTCATTGGAAAATTTTTAGTCAAAGTGAAGATTATCCTCTTCACATTCGCGAAATGAATATTGTATATAGTTCGTGGGATAAAGTGATGATGGAAGGAATGTATTGTATAGAAAAACAACACTGGACATTATGCGAATTACTCGATGCGAGCGATCCCGATGATAGTAGTCAATTTCAACTTTGGTGGTTTATCAAGTTATTACATTATTCAACTAGATTGCCATTCTATAATAAGAATACTAATGAGTGGGAATGGAGTAAAGAAGCTGCCGAGGATTACTATTTAGTTCATAAGGAATATCCGGAAGGTAGGCTTTTAGAGGAATAAATATATGTTGTAAAGATATTTTAATGGTGTTCTTCTTGAATGATTGGCATTCTAAATGAATTTTAGTATGCTTGCGTCTTATAACAACAAGGAGACGCAATGACACCTGTAGAATTACAAAAATTAGTAGATGCTGTCAAGAATATCTTACCAGCAGTAATAAAAGAATGGAACGAAATTAAATTAATTCAGTTTGAGACATTATACGAACAATCATTTGAACAATATTTTAAAAATCTTCAAACACAAGAAAAAACAAAAAGGCTATCATCTATTTTAGATTCTATTTTTGCTAGGCATATACAGGCAATTATTCCCGAATTTAGGATTAATGAAGGCAATGGTAGAGATTATACATATGGAGTCATTGATATTGAATCGAAAATTACATTTGGAGCAGGACCAGGGTGGACTGGCAACGGATATCAGAAGACGCCGTGGCATTTATTACTAAAATTTAATCAAGATAGAAATGGTATAATAACAGGCCAATTTGCGATGATCGTAGATTTAAGTAAATGTGCCAGTAAATGGACATTGCCGGGAAAAAGTGGTAATTTTAGTGGCTTGACATTTTTAGCCGATGATGAAGATAAAATAAATATAATTGTTGGGAAAATGAGTAATAAAACAAAGAAGGGTAGAGATAATGCTACTTATCTTACACCTATAATGGAATAAAATATGAATAAAATTATAAACTGCGACTGCGTAACTGGAATGTTGGCTCTACCTGCTGGTAGTGTAGATATATGTATCACAAGTCCACCATACAACTTAAATATAGCGTATGGAACATATGAAGACAACAAGCCCAGGAAAGAATATTTAGAATGGTTAGATAATGTATTTTCAGCCGTAAAGCATTGTTTATCGGATAATGGACATTTCTTTTTAAATGTAGGTTATAGCAATATAGATCCCTGGGTTGGGATGGATGTTGGCCAGATTGCTAGAAAACATTTTATCTTACAGAATAATTTTACATGGGTTAAAAGTATATCTATCAATGATATCACAACAGGGCATTTTAAACCAATCAATTCAGAACGATTCGCAAATCCTACATGGGAACATTTATTCCATTTTACTAAAACAGGTGATGTGAAATGTGATAAACTTGCTGTAGGTGTCCCGTATATGTGGGATTGTAATATTGATAATTCTGGAAGAATTAGGGGTCGTTTAGCTAAAAAATATGGATTTAAGGATATAACAGATTTTAATAAAACTGCTACCAAAGAACAAAAGGAAACATTCGAACTTGAACTAAAATTAAAATTAGACAATAAGGCACCTAGGGCAGATAAAAGGTGTAAGGGAAATACATGGTATATTCCGTATGACACAATTGCGAATCGAGAGAAACATCGCGGATCTCATCCGGCCACATACCCAGTTGACCTTGTATCACAATGTATTAAATTTTCAGGCGTGCCGGAATCATCGGTATTACTTGACCCTTTTATGGGTTCGGGAACAGGTGCTATAGGAGCATTAGAAAATAATTTACAATTTATTGGGTTCGATATCGATGAAGATTACATTAAATTTGCTAATGACAGAATAGAAGATTACGAAAGAGATCAATTTAGTAATCTGTTTATTAAAGCCTAATGTCCTATCCTGTCGCAGAACTTCTCTGTCTAAAACATTTCGATTATTTGTGGCCATTAGCATATCCTACTAGATCTACCGAATCATATCTCGATCA